GGGGATAAGAACAGGAAACAACGGACTTGGAAACAATGCTGACGAAATCAAAACCGCATCTTTACTCTACGACAATTTAGTTATCAGAACATTCCAAGAGGAATTACTTGATGTTATTGACGAGATACTTGCAGTAAATAGCATTTCCTTAAACACCTATTTTAAGACGATACAACCGCTTGAATTTACAGAAGTGGACAATGTACTTGACGAAGAAACAAAAGAGGAGGAAACGGGCGTTAAAATGAGTACTGACGACCTTTTGGCTGATTTAGGAGAAGAAGAAAACTTGGATGAGTGGGAATTGATTGACGAAATGGAGGTGGACTATGATGCAGAAGAACAATTAGATGCAGAAATTAATGCCTTAAACAACCCTAAAAAATCACTATTATCTAAGATTTACAATTTTGTAAGCACAGGAACTGCAAGACCAAACGCAAAGAGCAGTCAAGATAAAAAGGTCAATGACGTTCAATACAAAGTTCGCTATTCGTATGGGCCACAAAGAGTAGGCGCAAACAGTAGAGACTTCTGTAAGAAAATGGTTTCTGCTAATAAGATTTACAGAAAAGAAGACATTGAACAAATGAGCCAAAGAGTTGTAAATGCAGGATGGGGGCCTAATGGGGCAAACACTTACGACGTTTTTAAATACAAAGGCGGAGGAGATTGTCATCACAAGTGGATGAGAAGAACGTACAGAAGCAAACAAAGCATTGACGTAAAGAATCCAAACGCACCAACAGTATCAACGAACAAGGCAGAGAAAGAAGGTTACAGAGTAAGAAACCCAAAAGAGGTTGCAATGAAGCCGAAGGATATGCCTTACAATGGCTTTTTACCAACAAATAAAAGATTCAAATAATGGCAGAGGTTTTACTAATTACGACAACAGACATCAAAAGAAATAGCGTTGTATCGGGTTCGGTAGACGTTGATAAGTTTATTCAATACTTAAAGATTGCTCAAGACATACACATTCAACAATATTTGGGTACTGATTTGCTTGTAGCTATTCAAGGCAAGATTAAAGCCGACACAATCAACGACGTAGAGAATGCAAACTATAAAAACCTATTGATAAAATACGTCAAGCCTATGTTGATATATTGGGCTTTGGTTGAATACTATCCTTTTGCTGCTTACACAGTTGCAAACGGAGGGGTTTACAAACACACATCAGAGACAAGCGAAACAGTAAACAAAGACGAAGTTGATTTCTTAATTGAAAAAGCAAGAGCAACTGCACAGAATTACACACGCAGATTCATTGACTACATTTGCAACAACACAACTTTATTCCCTGAATACTTAAGCAACTCAAACGAGGACGTTTCTCCAAGTGGAGACGGTAATTTCGGTGGATGGGTATTGTAAAAAAACTATGGCAGAAAAAAGAGGTAAATATAAACAGAAACAAAAAAACGTTGAGCGTTTAAAATTGTTTTTAAAAAAAGTACAAGATGGCAAACTCAATAAATTGGGGAAAAATATACGAAAGCACTAATTGGGGTGTTGGGGTTACAAGTAATACTATAAATTGGGGCAAGTCTTATGCAGACATAGCAGAAACGGGATTAATTCCTTCTTTATTAGCTACACTCGAAGCACGTTCGACATATTTCGAGAACGAAGCAGCAACTACTACCTTGCTTACTAACCTTGAAAACATTGACTTATAATGGCGAATTTATTAGAAAAAGCTAGTATCATATTAACACCGACGGCGTATAGTGTAGATTCTTTACATAACGTGAAACCGAGTTCAGCTCCTTTTGGAGATATTACACTTGTTCAAGATGGTTCATCTACAAGGGTAAACGAAAGCGGATTAGTCGAAACAGTATCAACAGACATTCCGAGAATAGACTACTCAAATGGAGAAGGTGCTATTTTAGTGGAGCCTCAAGGAACTAATCAAATACGTTATAGCGAGGATTTTTCAAACGCTCTTTGGTTGACAACGGGAGTGACATTAACATCATCAACGGGAACAAATCCAAGAGGTAATTCAGCAACAATTTACGCTATTCAAGGCGCTCCAATTACAGGGGGTTTGGAGGCGAATATGGCATCTCCGTCAACAGGCAACGGAGTAGGTGTGTCTTGTTGGGTTAGAAAAAAAGATGGCATAGGAACTACAAATGTGCAAATCGGAATGTATGATAGTGGGTATTTTTTTAATACAGTTTCGGTAGGTGCTGAATGGCAAAGAATCACATACACATCCACAGGAAGCACAACTGCTACTCGTTTTTATATTAGGCCTCAAAATATTTTAACTTCTGATATTATAGAGGTATGGGGTGCTCAAATGGAAAAAACCGCAGTGGTAGGTCGAGACGGATTAGTAACAAGTTACATTCCAACAGTATCAACATCATCTACTCGTTTATCCGATTCTTATTTAAATGGTGGAGATGTTTCTTTGATTAATTCTACTTCGGGTGTTTTACTTATTGAAAGGCAGTGTTTTAATTCGGGAACAAACGATTTTATTTTATTAACAGCAACAGGTGAAAATGAAGCAATATCTGTTGGTATTTATGGAAATAGTGGTGGGGGAAACTCTTGTAGAGTTAAAAGCTCCACAAGTGTATTATATAGAAGTTTTTATGGACAGAAAACAAATATGGATAAATTAGCGGTTAAGTGGGATGGGACAGAAGTAAAAACATTTTACAATGGTACGCTTGTTCAAGTAGGAACATTGTCGGGAGGTTTTACTGCAAATCAACTTACAGAACTACACCTTTCAGCAGGTCAAGGATTTAACGGAAGATTAAAACAATTAATAGTGTTCGACGAAGCGTTATCAGATGCGGAAATCATAGCACTAACATCATAAAATATGGCATTAAAATATTTATACGTACCGAGTGGATATAAAGCGGGAACTTCATACGGAGTTTTGCCTAATGTAGCGAATGCAGACCTTGCTCTTGTTAGAGGCTCATCGGGTACGAGAGTGAATGCTGATGGTCTTATTGAATCTATGGTTACAAATGTACCAAGATTAGACTACACAAACGGGTCGTGTCCTACTTTGCTTACAGAACCCGAAAGAACAAACTTAGTTGTCAATAGTGCAGGTGGGTTTGACCCCGATTCAACACCTTTCGCCAATACATCTGCACCCGACGGAACAAACACCGCACAAATACCAACACCTACAACGGTTTTTAATAGATACCAACACACAGTTAGTGCGTCAAGCCTTGACACCGATACAAAAATTACTTATTCTTGGTACAGAAAAAGACTATCAACTCCCGATATTCCTACGTATGTTGGGGATATTCATATACAAGCCTTAGTTAATTGCACTCAGGTTGGGAACACTATTGAAATAGGTAGCGATGTTAAAGGATATGATAGATTTTCTGCCACGTTTAACATAACAGATGGTAGTTTAGACTCCATAATTAGATTGTACTTTGGAGACGTTGTGGGTGTAGGTAATTCTTCTGTCGTTTATTTTGGACACCAAGTAGAGGTTGGGGAATACGCAACTTCATACATTCCGACTTCGGGTGGAACAGTAACACGTTCAGCAGATACGGGAGTAATTTCGGGAGACTTGTCTTCTTACATAAATTCTTCAGAGGGTGTTTTAGAAATAAAAGCAAAGGCTTTGTTTAATGGGGGTAATGACGTAAGGATTTCATTGTCCGATGGAACGGACGACAATAGGTTAGGTTTGATTTGGGGTGCAAATACGGATATTATTAGCATCATTGTTGAAGCGGATACTACTACCGTTGCAAACGGAAGTTTCACTCAAGACCAAACAGAAATGGCTACTTTCAAAATAAAGTGGAAAAGTGGAGATATTCAAGTCAAATTAAATGGAACGGTTGTTCTTACAGATACAAGTTCTTTTAGTGGATTAACGCTTGACCAATTAAGTTTCAGTAAAGGAACACAAGTAAACCAATTTGAAGGAAATGTCCAATACATAAAAGTTTACGATTCAGCAACAGATTTTTAATAAATATATTATGGCAATACACATAGGAAAATACGCATTTAACTCAAAAGAACAAGCAATCGACAAAATCGAGGCTTTGGGAATGGAGACAGACGAACAAGGAAACAAGTACCCAACTCACAAACATACAGTTGTGGAATTGGGTTTGGAGGTTATTGCAGAACCTGTAATTGAAGATGGGGAGATTGTAGACGAGGGATTGCTCGGTACTGACTACCTTGTAGATGTTCTTTGGCACGACTTAGAGGCAGACGAAGAAGGAGAGGTTGACCATCCTTACGGTTGGAAAACTTATTCTGTAAATATTGAAGGAGAAGGCGTTCACGGCTTTATGGGATTGAATTACCAAGACTTAAAGTTGTAGGATGGACAAGTACAACGATTTAATCATAGGTTCTTTGGCTTCTATTGTTGGGGGTGTTTCTTACTTGTTTAAAAACAAAATAAGAAGAATGCTGATGAAAAAGAAAAGCCTTAAAACATTGTTGTATCACGATATGTTTATCACGGCTAACAACGTGAAAGGTAAGGTTGATAATATTACCTGCTTAACAAAAGGAAGGGAAGATGTTGTGAAAACAAGACTACTTCACATTCTTATAGATTTGAAAGTTAAAAGTGTGATAAAAGGATTCAGCAACCTTCTGATTGATAAGTCTATTGAAGATATGAATGGTCAAAGGCTAAAGTTTCAAATATCCAAAACCTTGAATGCGATAGTCGATGACTACAATACAGATGCGTTTGTTATATTCGTATCTATGGGTATCAACGAAAAAGACGCAAGGCATTTTATAAACGGCTACGAGAAACATAGAGCTTACATTGTAGAGGGGTTTTTAGACAGATTGGAAAGCATTACCTTAAACAACTCATATAAGACGAACTACGACAAGCTAAGCGCAGTATTGGAAGTGATAGCGATATCTCTTTACGTTATACCTAACGACGTCATTTCTGCAATGGAAGAAGTAAACGGAAGATATTTAAAATACGAGGACAGATTTAATTTTTAAGATATGAGATTGACAAAGAATTTTAGGTTATCAGAATTTGACTGTAAAGATGGTTCAGAGATGCCATCTCAATTATTGCCAAACGTTTTGGAATTGGCAGAAAGTCTACAAGAACTTAGAGAGGTCATAAATAGCCCAATTAAAATTAACTCCGCATACAGAAGCCTTGAACACAATTCAAAGATTGGAGGTTCAAAAAGCAGCCAACACTTATTTGGTAAAGCAGCAGACATCGTTGTAAAAGGTAAGACACCGGCACAAGTTGCTACAATGATAAAACTTCTAATTTTGGAAGGAAAAATGAAACAAGGAGGTATTGGTGTATATGACAACTTTACACACTACGATATCAGAGGACACAAAGCAAGATGGTAAACACATTAAAAAAAACCCTGTTAAGGAGTTTAGTCAAAGAAAGACGTTTGACACCTTTAGAGAGACTTGCCAATCGTTTGGGATATATGGGGACAGGTTTCTTTATTACTGCACCACACCTTCTCCCACAGGATTCGGGAATGGTTGTTTATATCCTTGCAGGTTTATTATCATTGCCTCAAGTATTCGTTGCAAAGCAATGGAATCTTGTTCTTGTTAATTTAAACGTAATGTTTGCCTACTTAATGCTATTAGCAAAATGAACAACATAGACAAAGACAAACTACTGCATTTCTTTTGGAATGCCATCCTTTTAATGCCTTTAGTTGCATTATTTGGCAATTTGTGGGGTTGTGTATTGTTGGCTTTTATTGGTGCGGCTAAAGAGATTGTACACGATTTAATAATGAAGAAAGGGAATTGTGATTTTATGGATTTTGTATGGGGTGTTTTACCCATTCCAATGTATTTTATTTATAACTTAATTTAATTGATATGAGTTGGATTAGTAAACTTTTAGGAACGGGAACAAAAGGAATTGGAGATTTAGCGAAAGACATTCGAGAAGCTATCAAGGGAAAAGAACTTGACCCAAATAAGCAACTTGAAACTGCTGAAAGACTTGTTGCCTTACAAACAAAAATCAATGAGGTTGAAGCAGGACACAGAACTATGTTCGTTGCAGGATGGAGACCTTTTATCGGTTGGGTTATTGGTGTTGCTTTGGCTTACAACTTTGTGTTAAGGGACTTGATTATCTTTGCACACCCCGAATGGAGTGATTTACCCGCTTTGCAGATGGATGAATTGTTTACTATACTTTTCGGAATGTTAGGTTTGGGAGGTATGAGAACTTGGGAGAAGAAACAAGGTCTTACAAAATAACTCTTAAAAGACCCCTTTTTTTTTAAAAGGTGTAGTCTGACTACATAGCTATCCTTTTATCATAATATTATTTCTTCGGTGTTTTGTTTTAAACAATCTTCTGAATTTATTTATTTTTAATAAACCCAAACACGTTGAAAACAGATAAGGCGAAGGTATAAAAATTTACCGCAAAAGTCAAGCTATCATAAATAAAGTTAGTTAAAAGTTATTATCATTTGATGATAAAGTAATTTAGTAACAACGTACAAAAGGCTTATCTTTGTAGTATAACCGAGTGTTAGTTAA